TTCACATGAGGAGGATTGAAATGACCGAGGCTCGAAAAAGTAGTTGGGCAGTGATTGGGTCATTAACAGCATGGTTACTTACGTTTGCAACATTAATTTGGAATGTAGCAGTCAAAGATGCAAATTATTCTTCTAGAATCTCTGCGATTGAGACGGACATCAAAGAATTGGATACAAGATTAGATGAAGCAGATGTTATTAGGTTAAACATTGCAACTGATCTAGCGGGTATCAAGACAGATCTGACTTGGATTCGTTATCAGATTGAAAAGATGGCCGATAAGAATTGAGATTGAAATCCAGCCCAAAAGATAAACCCCACTCGCAAGAGGGGGTTTATTTTTTTTTATTCAGCAATAAATTTTGTTATTTGACTCAATAGGTCATCATCTTCGGTTATACTATACATCTTCTCGAAGATGGAAAATTCTTCATAATCAAACCAATATGACTCTGTTTCTTCGCTCAAGCCCATACCACTGCGGAGGTCATTGTATAGTTTCTTCTGGTCTTTTTCGGAGATTGATCTAGGCATTCCAACTTGGAAGGCGTCGAAGTCTCCAGCAGCCACAATCTTACGAAGTTTAGAAGCGGACATACCAGAGACATCACTAGCATCGGGATCTCTAGTTCCTGCGGAGACCACCTCAAAGAACTCAATACCATAATCGTCAACATATGGTAGAACAGCCTTTTTGAATCCTTCAACCTGATCTGATCCGACAACCATACGCAGGTGCGTGAAACCATTGTCTGACAAGTATTCAAGGGCGCCATGAACGTCACGGATTTTGGCATCACTAATAACCTTTATTCTCTTACCGAACATCTTACGAAGGTATGTTGCCTTCTTGCGGTAGTTCAGGGGATTCTTTTTCGGATCAGTTGACTGCGAGGTGAATAGGAAAGAGTTCTTTCCTCCTGCTTTACGAACAGCCTCCACTACCAGTTCATGACCGATGTGGGGTGGGTTCATACGTCCGAATGTGAATGCTGCTTTTTTCATATTATTATGTATAAAAGATAGGAGGGGGGATGCCCCTCCTATGATCCGTACTTCTTTATATTGCACTCTTTGTTTATTTTAAGAGCGACCTCCGTAGAAATACGGATCATTATTATTAGTCGATCTTAGTGGGAGTGGGTTTATTCCAAGGGAAAAACCTACTAACCCAAGACCATAGCGGCACACCAACTGCTGCGCCGGCTACGAATAGCAAAATGCTATAAAAGACCGTTCCTAATGCTGACTGTAATGCTTCCATCTCATACTTCCTTTCGATAACAAGTATAATTCTTATGATGCTTTCTTTCGCCCTTGGCTACACCATACAACGCACTCTTATTTAGGTTATATTTCCTGCAATATCCCTGAAAATTCTCAGGAATAGTTTCATTTCCTTCTGGATCAACTACGACGTAAACTACCTTTGGTTCGTTGACTTTCTCTTCGATTTCTTTCCATACCCATTGCTGTCTTTCATTGCGATAAAATTTACCGCCATGTTCTTTCATAAACAACTCACGGAAGCCATGGGGGTTTGTTCCATCGTTACATAGTACCCAAGTGCGGGTATTTACCAGATTAATATCTTGCTTATTCATTACTTACCCTTTATCCAGTTCTTATCAATCGTCATGTTTGCTCTAGAGAACTGAAGACGATCGACTAGTTTAATTACATTTCCTAAATGATCACTCGCTACAAATCCCTCTTCACCAGTAACTTCAAAGCCGTCTGGTCGCTTGAGGAATGTTTTATAACTCTTGATTCCCTCTAGTTTACCAATCAAGAGTAGAGTTGCTTTATTTAGCACTGCGTGTAGTTTGAAGATCCCATCCATACTCTTCTTGTTACGTTGGATGGTAGCGATCAGTTGTTTGCCCTGTGCTATCTTGTTCTTCTGATTGGCTTCTCGCTTGAGTTTTGCTGCGTCTGTCTCGTATCGCTCCTTGATCATCGCAACGAAGTCTGTAGTTCGCATAGTGAGATCCCCCGCCTTGACCGTAGAGTTGGCGTAGATGTTGAGGAGTGCAACGATCTTGTTCTCGCCGGCGAGCCAGTTGAGTCCACCCTTATTAGCGTCTGCGAGTTGTCGTGCCTTGGTAACTTCTCGGGTCACAACCTTCATCTCACCAGCAGTGAACGTGACTCTACCACTCTGATCAAAGTATGTGGCATCCTCGACGAGAACCTTGCTGCTCTTCTTGAAACTCTTCTTGGTAACATTGAACGATGACTTCATGCTCGCCATGTCCTTACCAGTATACTTGGTATGGAATGCGATACCCATGCTGGATCTAGCAATCTTTTTTGCCATATCAGAGTCAGATGGAATCGCATAGGTGATCGTGTTCGGTGTGAACGCAATGAACGACTCACCGTTGATCTCCTGCTTCTCTAGGTCGCTCTTGGTGAAGAGCATGTCACCCTGATAGATACCACCCACCACAACGCTCTTGAGATCCTTGAGAGCAACCTTGAGTTTCTCTACGAGGCCAGGAGCGTGTCCGTGGTTGCGAGTGATATCTGCGTTCGTATAGTTGATCTTCGGTGTGCCTTTGTTGAAGACACTCTTGGTTCCCACGAAGAACTTATCGTTCTCTGGGTTGATCCCCACGAACACTGCGGGTGCGCCGTCCCACTTGCGTGTGACGTTGAGTTTAGACTTGGAGTTTCCTTCCAACATGGTAGCCACGCTCTCAATGAAGTTCACAGCCAGGTTAGTTCTTGCATAACCCTCGAAGACTAGATCGGCTGCGTGAGTAAGGTGTGTGTTCTTACCCTCATTGAGAAAGGAAGTGAAGTTTACCATAGTTGACCCTGTTGAGCGAAGTGTTCGTTATACTTCTTGATCGCCTGTAATAGAGGCTTTGTATGTAGTTGTGGAGTAGATTTGAAAACCTGATTGGTTCCCTCCTCCGACGCAATGAGAATCACAATCTGATTCACTGGTTGTTCCACTCGCTCCTGCCATGCGATTGCATAAGCAGTAGCCTGCATGAAGTAGTTGTCGATGTCTCGGATTCTCTTCTTGCGAGTCGAACCCTTGAAGTCGATAATCGATAGTTCACCTTCGTAGTCAGCAACACAGTCAACACGACCAGCGAGAGACGTAGCCTGACTCCATAGAGGAGCCTCCAAGGCACGAACGTTGCTGATCTTGTCTAGACTTTCTTTCATCTGTGCAAAGAGATACTTACTGCCACCTGGCAGTTGATCCTCTGTCACTTCGTTGTTGAGAAGATATTGTTCAATCGCATCGTGGAGATAGTTGCCGCGTGAACACACACGCTTAGACTCTTCGGGGTTTTCCCGTCTCCACTTTGCGAAGAACTTCTGCTTTTCCCAGCCTGTTACGGTCGTTACGCTTGCCATTTTGCCATGTGGCGTATTGTAGAACCGACCCGTTTCATCCTGCACTGTGGAAAGAGGCTCAATGTCCTCAACCATATCGTGCGTAAAGTTACCTTGATACATCATGTAAATATTATACCTTATTCTGTAGATTTGTCAACTGGTTTATCTAAACCTTGCATCTTTAGATACACATCTTCGATGCTTTTAGCCTCTGGAGTCACACCTGTGTTGGACATTTCGCCATTCATGTTTTGAACAGCCTGATAGTTGTCCTTGCCTTGTCCAGATGATCTAACTCCCTGTACCCAACCAAAGAAGTTTCTCATATCCATTTCAATAACCATCCGATCCGGGAATAGTTCCCTTGTTTTTCAGTTGCTTACGCTTTCGCATAATACGATCCACTAACTTGCCTTCTTCGACTTCGACTTCTTCCTTACGAGCCTTTCGCTTTCGATCGTCTCGTCTGTCTTCTGCGTCGAGAGACCTGTCGATGTTCTTGATTGTATCATCAATATCCGTCTTTATATCAGCAGCCTTATCCATTGCTTTATCACCTGCGGCTTGTGCCTTGTCTGCACCCTTAGCATATGCACCACGAACCTTGCGGCTCTTGATGTTACCCTTTGCGTCCTTAGCGGGCATCTTAAGTTCAGAGATGGGACTATCATCAATTCTTGCTTGCTCTCTATCAACATTGATCTTAGATACAATGTCTGCGATGCTATCATAGAACTTCTGATTCTTTGCGTTAAATGGGCCTGGTTGCATAACTTTCTCCTTGTTACTATATTTATATATGAAATCGGGAGGGCCTAGGCCCTCCCTCATTCACAACATCTATTCTATTTTAGTTTCTCAGTCTTCAGTTGTTTCTAGATCTTCGATTGCTTCTGCGATTTCTTCATCACTGTATCCTGCTTCAATCATCTTCTCAATTACGGCATCTTCGTCTAGTTCTACTTCAATACCTTCTTCTAGAATCTCTTCTTCAATAAGATTGTCGAATCGTCTGACTTGTCTGTCTTCGATAATGCGTAGTGCGATATCTTCGTATTCTGTGAGTTCTACTGTTTCTAGGATTGCATCGTTGTCTAGTTCTACGTCTTCGCTCTTAGTCTTCTTCTGATACTTCTTGTGTAGGAGGTGATCATGCTGACCATCCTTTGCTTCGTCTTCAAACTGATCTCTCATCTTCCTTGCGACGTTGTGAATGTGATCTTTACTGAATGTCTTGCCACCCTTTGCATTGTGTTCCTTGTCGTAACGTCCAGCGGCATCCTTGGCAACGTGTACGAAGGCACGGTGTGCCTTGTTGCTGTCGTAGGAGCCAGAAGCCATCTTGTTACGAAGGTTCTTGTGAACCATAGAAGTACGCTGTCTGTGTAGATCAGCGTGGTTATCAGCATATAAATGAAGTTCTCTCTCTTCGTG